GCCATCAACAAATTCATCTCCTGCTTAGTCATCAATTCCTGCTCAACCAAAAGCTGCAGAATATCTTCATAAATTTCTTGACTAATTCGCTCACCAATAGAGTAAAGCAATTCCCTGAGCATTTCATGATGACTAGAAAACTCAATCCGTCCTATACGAATATAGCCTCCGCCACCACGCTTACTTTCAACTAAGTAGCCTCTACTTTCCGTAAAGCGTGTCTTGATTACATAGTTAATCTGACTAGGAACAACCTGAAAAGTATCTGCCAACTGACTCCGTTGCAACTCCACAATTCCAGATTGATCTAAAATC